TTAAGTTTTCCAAAAGCTGTGACTTCAAACTTGCCGTCGACTAGCTCGACTTTTAGTTCAGTGTCTACTTTCTCGGCAACTTGGTCTTGCGAAATGTCAAAAAATCTAGAAATGTGAGTATTTGCTATTTCCTTGGCTGACTCGTAGTCGCTTGCAAAGAACTTAAGCTCGAAAGATGCTCTCACTATTTTACTCTCTTTTCTAGCCTATCTGGAGAGTAGTGAACTCCCTTAATAGCTGGCTCTTTGTTGTCAGTAATGTCTACGATGATATCACCATAGCGAATACCAGTCACCTTACCGCGTCTTCCGTTGTGGATTGTTCCAGAGGTATCGGTAAAAGCATTAGTCTTAACTCTTACTTCATCCCCAACAACAATTTGCCCTGGGACAGCCTGCACCCATACCTCATTGGTAGACGACTTTGGCTCTGATAATGCCTCGTTTAGGGCTAGTTTACTAAACACCTCGATTGCTTCCTTAGCAAGGTTTGGCGATAGCTTTTGGTCTGCTGCCCAAAGCTCGAGAAGCTTTAGCACCATGTTACCTGAGCCAACCTTTACTTTGGCATCTTGCATTTGCTGGCGTACCCAGTCAAAATTTACTTCTGGCATGTTATCTCCTATTTGTCTGTAGCAGGTTTTGTAATGTTTCTAGGGAGTCCTCTTTGCTAGGTATAGAGGCTAAATATGCTTCTTTTTGCCTTAAAGCTAGCATAATTCTATCCTCCCCTGACAGCTCTTCTATCCTTGAAGGTAAGACTGCCCAACTCGGAGAAATCGAGTAAGCCTCCCGCCATTCGGTAGCTATAGGGGTGGTTAAGGTCATGGCTTGGGCGTACGAGGCTGTCCACCAAGTGCCCCCAATTCGGTCCTGAGGGGCTGCTAGGAGCCCTATTGAAGACCTAATGGCATTCTCTGCGTCTAGGTCATTTTCCTTCTTAGACGCCTTTAGTGGCTTAATAGGCAGTACTACATGATTTACAAGTTTTGTTGCCCATTTAGATTTAGAATCCGTTGTTACCCACTGGGAAGGCTCCAGATTAGGGTCTAAACCAGCTAAATCAGATGATTTAATCAGTAAAGTGTCAAAATTCAACCCTATAGTGCTTGTACTGGCTCCACTAGGCAGGAGGTCGCTAACAGACTCGTCTGATTTCCAAGGAAGGCTTGGGTAGACAGTTATTGGCCATGTTTCACTAAGTAGTCTTTCGCAGGCTCTTAGCATTTTATCTAGATTTTTTGGTTCTTTAGCCTGTAGGTACTGTGTTCTTTTTTGATAAAAAGGCTTTACTAGGCTAGTCGGGTCTTTTAAAACTGACTTCAAACTTGGCTTAATCAGCCAATGTTTTGGATTATCAATAACTAGGTAAAGATTAGGTGATGTAAAGAGTTCATCGATTAGTGTCAATGCCCCATAGACTTGGTTTGCGCTCAGGCTGGTAGGCGGTACAAGTCCTACAAATACGGCATCATAAATGTCTAGGTCAGACTTAGTCCAATTGATATCTGGCTTAGACCAAATAACTTCGTGACCTAGTTCTAAAAGTGCTTGCTCTAGCACTCCATAAAAACCAAGATTTGATTGATGTGGTTTCTTAGAGGAGTGGCTGGATGTCATTCCGGTAAGAAGTATCTTCATAAGTACCTAACTTAGTAAGGGAAGGCATCTTTCGATGCCCTCCCCTAACTTTAGTTTAGAATGGTGCGTCAGATGCTGTAACAGGAGCAGCGGGGGCTGGCGCAGGGGCAGGAGCCGGAGCTGGGGCAGGAGCTGGAGCTGCTGCAACAGGGGCGGATACTGCGGTATCAGCAGGGGACGAGACGTAGTACATCTTAATCTCGTTCTTCTTGTTACCCTGCCAAACGCGTGAACCAACCTGGCCACGGAAAGTGCGACCAATAAGAGCCTGCTCAATCTGTGCATTAGATGGGTTCTGGTCAAAGTATGCACGATTCAGGCCAAGAGCAGCCATCTTCTTGAAGAACATACCTAGGGCAGCTGAAGAGTCTGGAGAAACAACGAGGTTGTCCCATACCAAACGCTTAGCGTGTGGACCGGTCTGCACCTCGGTCTTTAGCGAGAACATAGTCTTGCCTGACTGAGATACCTTAGCGGTGGCTTCTAGAACCTTTAGGTCGTAGTCGCCGTCTGGTAGTGGCTCGTAGTTGCCTACTTCGCCTGCCTCTTTAACGAGGTCGCTCCAATTAAGTGAGCTCATAGGGATTAGCCTACTTTCTTTGTAGTGGTTTTAGCCTTCTCGCCGAAGACCATGTCGAGCATACGTTCAATACCTAAGTCACCCTGCTCGACAACTTTGCCGAGGCGACCTTGGACACGCTCACCAGCTTCATATTCTGGAGTGCGTTCCACATACATACGACGAACCTTGTAAGGTGGTTGCATCGGGTCAGGGTTGGGTACCTGCTCCACGGTAATTGCACCTAGGATGTCGTAGAAATATGGAGCCTGAATTGCTAGCTGACCCTGTAGGTAAGGACGATAAACATTGTCCTGCCCTTTACGAGACATAGCAGTCAGAACGATAGCCTCTAGAGGCTGGGTGGGGTGCATCGTTAGGTCACGCAAGTCACGAAGAAGAGCACCCATGTGGCGAAGCAATTCGCCCCACTGCTGCATCTTCATCTGCTCTGTGCCAGCGATGTTGTCCATGCACTTCACCTGCAACTCCGAGATGGAGTCGATGATGAGGGACTTGAACTGGTGCTTGCCGCTCTGAAGCCATTGGAATGCCTTCATAACGACGTCGTAGTCGCGAACCTGGACTACAACTGTATCCCAGGTACCGTCAGCCACTGGTGGCTCTTCGCGTACCGGGTCCCAATACTTAACATTGATTGGTAGGAAGCGGTGGCCTCCCTCAACGTCAAGCATTAGGCGTGGGTATGGTGCTGTGACAGCAAAGGTAGATTTACCAACCTTTGACTCGCCGTGGACCATAATGGTCAAACTGCGTTGTACGTCAGACATCATTCACTTCCTTTTTTCTCTTCGGTGGTTCCGTAGTAATCGTAAGGGTTACCAGCCACAAACGAATCTTGTATTGCTGCTTCTGCAGCACTTCCGTCATCCATCAAAGGACAAACGGCAAAGAATGGACATTTCCATTTGCAGTCACGACTTGGTCGTGGGTAGGCAACTAACTGATGGCTTACTCCCTCGTCAAGAGCCTTGCGGACGTTAAGCATATCACCAATTGAGCCCTGAAGTCGTTGCCAGAAGTTACGCAACGAGTAGATGTTGTGCCTAACTTCAATCTGCTGATAGAACGGAGGCTTTGCGTTAGCAGTACGCTTTACTTTTTTTAGAAGTGTAAAGATACCACCATCAGAACGCTCTCCATCTTTGTTTTGAGCGGCTTCCAAAGTCATGTAGGTAAGAATCTGTTCGTTCATATGTGCAGTTGCACCAAACTCTGTAAAAGAGCCACCAACAGTTTTGAAGTCGCGGAACATGCGAGCACCATCTGACTTACGACGAACACGCATATCCAACTTACCTTGAAGTTCAACAGCACCGTCAAACATAGGCATAGAGATAATTTCTTCGTTAGAAATGCGGTCAAGCTCTACGTCAATGCCTTCATCTTCCACCCAGTCTAGGTAGCCTGAAAGCATGATGTGTCCTAGTTCTGCTTCTGACTCTAGGTCTGAAGTGTCGCGGTACTCGTCCATCAAAATCTTGCGGTCTTTAGCAACCAACTCTGAGTGTACTTCTAGCAAATCAACCGACATATCAGATGAATAGTATTGGTCTAAAGCTTCGTGAATACGTGAACCAAGAGCAAGAGCACCAGTAAAGTCTTTCATCTTTGGCTGAAGTCTCAGGTAGTAAGCAAAGTACCAACGTCTACGGCAGTCTTTAAAAGCTTGGATTTCTGAGTTGGAGATTCTTAGTGGGGGTTGTAGTTCTGTCATTGTTGAATCATCTTACCTTGTCTGACCTAAGCATGTCAAGTAGCTTAGCCCTATCTTTTACAACTTGTTCAAAGTTATCTGCTTTGGTGTCTAGAGCCTGAATTACACGCTCTTCGATTGTGTCCTCGGTCACGTAGTCGGTAATGAGAATCGAGTCGTGAATCTCAGAGCCGATGCGGTGAACTCGGTCCAGTGCCTGTTTGTAGTCTACGAGAGACCATGGACGCTGAAGCATTACTAGGCGACGTGCAGCTGTAAGAGTTACGCCCACACCACCAGCCTGTGCAGTGAATAAAATCCACTTGATGCGACCAGACTGGAAGTCATCAATAGCTTTCTGACGCTCGTCTTCGGACTGGGCACCAGTAATTAAGCCGTGAGCAATTCCGGCTTTAGTCATGCGTGCACTAAGTAACTCAATTAGTTGTCTGGACACTGCACAGACTGCAACAGAGTCATCTCCAAAGTCGCCTTCATCAATATCATCCATTAGAGCATCTACCTTACATGATGGCTCTGACAAAACAATTTTTTCTTCTCCAGTAGTTTCATCAACTACTACATCAGCATACGAACTTGCTAGCTGTAGAAGTCTCAAGGTCTGAGTGAGTGGGTTAGGTGCAACGACCAGTTCTCCAGAAGATGCGGACTCTTCTTTTTCTAGCATTGCAATCATGTTGTCACGCATCTGCTCATAGGCTTTTTTCTGCTTTGCAGACATTTCAACATCTCGTCTATCAGTGATAACTTCTGGAAGCCAAGGAAGAACTCGTTGCTTGAGCATTCGCCTCATTCTTGGATTTACAGCAGAGTAGAATTCTTCCTCCATATGAGGTTTAACTCCGAGCACCATCATTCCGCCAAAAGCATTCAACATCACATTTACCATACGGTCAATCCACTTGGTTTTGCTAGGCCACTCTTCTGGAGAAATCCAGTGCAAGATAGCCCACATGTCTACAACGTTATTAGCGATAGGGGTACCAGTTAGAGCAAAGCGAATATCTGCATCGCCGCTTGCGGCCCAAAGTGCGCGGCTCTGCTTAGATTTAGGGTCCTTTGAGCGGTGCATTTCGTCAGCAATAACTGCTTTGAAGTCAATAGTGTTTAGCTCACGCTGATGCACTTCGCACTTAGTTGGGGTTACACGAGTATCGTGACCACCGCAGTTTGCACAACGCGATAAGGCAATTGAGCCGTATGGTGCAAGCTTGGAGTGGGTACGCAGCGATTCCCAGTTGATTACATAGACATTAGCTTGATGTTCGAACTGAGCGCGACGTTGAGTTGCTGTACCTTTGATAACTTGAACATCAACTCCAGGCCACCATTTTTCAAACTCTCGTTGCCAGTTCTTCTTCAATGTATTTGGACACACAATCAGGGCGGGGAAAACTTGCTCGCCTCTATCATGCAGCATCTTTAGTCCACGAATTGCCTGAGCTGTCTTACCTAAACCTGGTTCGTCGGCAAGTAGGGCACGTCGTGCTGTTGATAAAAACTCGACTCCAGCACGCTGGTGAGGGAATAAGTCAGAATTATGTGGGTAATCATCTGGCATTACTTCTAAATCGCGAAGTTCATTAGATGGATTGATTCTGGCATTTCTTTCGTTAGCTGCCCAGGCGGAAAGATTAGGTCCAATTTCTAAACTGTCTTTAAATGTAGAGCGTAGGGCCAAGCAACTTGCCCAAGAGGTTGGTACTCGCCAAATCTGTTCTTTGGCTGACCAGGCGGCTCCCGGTAAGCTTTTGCAAAGTTCTTTCAAACGCCACTCTGCGTTGATTACGATGTGTCTACCCGTGCTATCGAGTTCTACAGTTACAGGCACTAATGCCTTCCTTTCGTCATTACGTACATACTAGCACAAAAAAGTTTCAGTTATTGCATTTTTTGCTAGTATTTTCTCTAATCCAGCAAATTCACAGGTTTCCACCCGGATTTGACTAATCTTAGCAGACCATGGCGGATTGCGTCAAGGGCGTGTCCTTCTCCACCTTTATGCCAGTATCCAAGCTTTTTTAGCTTCTCATTGGTAAACATTGCTTTTGCATCAGCTGGCGATTGGAAGTAGATATCGTCAGCAGCCATTCCTAGGTCCATCATGCACTGTTTAAGAATGCCAATCTGCTCAAGTGAGTATGGGGCTTGCGAGTTCTTCACTGTCTGAGCATTGATGGTAAATCGCTCGCACACAATCTCGATTGGAATTGAACGCATCATTGCATCGGCTAATGCTTCACGAATAGGACGTGCATATTTGTCTTGTTGATACTCACCTGACCACATAATCTCTGGCTCTGAGCCATCAATATATGCAAACAGTGCAATACCACTTGCTTTTCCTGGGTCTACAGATAGAACGAGTTTAGACATATTTTGCTCCCCAGTTTTCTAGTGGGCCATCGACATCGGCAGTGAGGGGCACTGCCCAACCTTCGCGTGTGGTCATGCACTCACGAACAATCTGCTGAATCTCGGCAGCATCTTCGCGTGGAGCATTTAATACAATTTCATCGTGTACAGGAACGATAAGAAGCTCGGTAAGGTCTGCTTGGTCAAGCTTGACAAGATTTGACTTAAACACTTCTGCAGCACCACCCTGAATTAGATAGTTGACTAGAGTATACACACGGTCTTCGTCGCAAGGCAGGCGACGGCCAGTCCAAGTATTTACATATCCCTGACCCTCGGACTGTAGTCGACGCATGCCGATATCTTCTACCTTTTTCTGGAATAAAGCCATGCCAGGGAATCTTTCGTCAAAAGCATTAGATACAGCACGCATCTGGTCTTCAGGCACGCCAGCAGTAAGAGCCTGCTTAGCAACACCTGCACCATAGAGGCGTCCATAAACTACACCCTTGATTAGACCACGACGTTTATCTGATTTTTGCATTGACGGGTCTTGATAGATTTCACGACCAATCTCGGTAAATGGGTCAGAACCAGTTGCGTCAGCAAGGTTAAATAGGTTAATCAAGTTCTCGTCTTGCGACATAGATGCAAACATGCGAAACTCAACCTGGTCCAAGTCAGAGGTAATGATTACGTGGTTGTCATCTTTGGGCAAGAATGCACGACGCACCGTGTCGTCACCTTTGGGTAGGGTCTGTAAAGCCGGGTTTTGGATGGACATACGACCGGTGCGGGCACCAAGGGTTTTGACGGATGGATGGACAAAGCCATTTACGTTGTCGTTGATGAAGTTTGAAAAGTAAGTAGATGCCAGTTTGTCTGCTTTACGCTGCTTCAATACTGTAGATGCTAGCTCTTGCACCGCTGGCGAGCCATCTCTTACTAAAAGTTTCAATTGGTCTGCAGATGCTGATTTCTGACCAGATGGTGTGGTTTCTGTAATAACTGCACCTAGTGCTTCAAACTGACGAACTAGCTGGGCATTACTAGTAATAGATAGCCCATTGTAGTTAGTCTTGGCCCATTCTTTCACTTGTTCGGTGTACTGCACTAGTTCGTCATATTTACGTTTTGAATAGTCAAGGTCTAGTCTGGCACCGTTGAGTTCCATGCGGGTAACAATGCGTCGAGTATTCATCTCTAACTCGTATGCGCGAGAGTATGGTCCGTTTGGTCCACACTTTTCCCAGAACATTTCCCAGAGACGCATAGTTAAGATTGGGTCAAGAGCACCATAAGCCCAGTATGGTTGATAGTTGATTGGCACTGTGCCCCAAGTCCAACCGTTCTTAATTAGTCCTTCGTCTAGTTGTCCTTGTAGAGCAGCGGCCTGAGGGTCTACATATTGTTGTGTAAGTTTTTTCAAAGCACCAGAACCAAGTGGGTCAATCAAGTGAGCCATAATCATCGTATCGTGAGCACGTTCCCATGGCATTTTCCAGCGGGATTGAATTTCAAACCAGCGGGCTTCAAACGCGATGTTGTGGCAAACTAGTGGACCATCAAACTTATCCATAGCTTCGTAGAAGACGCCATTCCACTCGTCCCACGGAATTGACCAACCAGTTTGGCCATCGCCGACTTGAACTAATCGAAGTTTACCGTGCCAAGGTGATAGCGCATCTTCACGCTTTCCACCTGGAAGTTCTCCGGTTTCTGTGTCTACTGCTATTGCATTGTATGGGCGACGTTCACTAAGCCAGCTAATAAATCTTTGTGCTTGTTCTACGCTGTCTACTAGCTCTAGTCTGATGTCTCCTAGACCTGTCATTTATGTCCTTAATCGTCGTTTGTGTCGTTATTGGTTATGGAATTATTTCGTATCGGTAGATTTCAGAAATCTTTTCATCTACCTTAGACGCTTCCTCCAGCAATCTTTGAGCAACATTGGTTAGATAGCGAGCTCCACCATCGTCAAACTTATATAGAGCATCTAAGACAGCTGTTGGCTCATCGCTAACTTGTGCCCAGTATCTGTGCTTTTCTGGAAAAACTAGTTCCGCTTCTTTTGTTGGTCTACACTCTTCGCATGGGATGGCATCTTTGTGAAGTTCTTCAAAGCTAACTTCAGTAAGTCCATACCTTTTTACTAGAGCGCAGCTGGAACCGTGAAACACTAATGATACTCCAATTCTAGAAAGAATGTAAGAGCCACTTTCGGTGCGGTAAAGCTCGAACTCAATCCATCTGGTTGAGCCCTTGCGCCATGACGAAGACTTGCCTAGTAACTTTCCGTTAAATTGGAGGGTCCTCGCTCCATCTTTAACTTCAATCACTTTTGGTCCTTGGCATCCTTATCTTTGTCCTTAGCATTGACTAGTTTGTCTAGCTCTGCTTGAAGATTTTCTACCTTTTGACGCTCCATAGCTAGAGCAGCCTCTAGTTCTGCATTAAGGTTTACGGAACGAGTTAGCTGCTCTCTAGTGATTTGAAGAACAGTAGCTACGTATTCGACGTTTTGTGTTTCTGACATTTGTCTCTCCTAATTAATCGGTATCTCTATGATACACCTTTTACTTGTAGCCCATTCGATTTTTGATGTCTGTGGTGCTAATTCCTTGAGTATACGGCACATAAATCAGCCCTATTCCTCGCTCATCTAGCCAATCCTGGGTAAATCCCATCTGTATATAGTAATCTTTTTTGGCCCAGTCTGAGCCAATAATAATGTAGTCAGGCTTAACTAGCTCGATAGCAATAGTAGAGTCGGCCCCTCCCACGTTTGGCACTACTTGGTCGACCCAGCGGCATGCTAATAGTGCCTCCATTCGCTCTTCATAGGTGAGGATTGGTGGTCTACCTTTATAACTAGCAACAAACTCGTCTGTATTTAAGGCAACTACTACTTTTCCAATTTGCGCGGCTCGCTCTAGAAGTCTGTAGTGACCTTTGTGGGGGAGGTCAAAGGTACCTCCGGTATAAACTACTGGCATTACACATCCAAACTTTCTAAGTTTTTATAGATTAATTCTAGCGGCATTTCTGTCAAAGGCTCTGAAAGCAAACTTTTTTGAAAAATGCTGTATAGAAATCTAACATCCCTTGGGTCAACACCCTTAAGGAACATATAGTCTGCAAAAGCATCTACAACTTTCATGCCTTCTTTTAGTCCGTTAGTTGTATAGCTGCTGCCAATTCTGGTAGTTACTAAAAAGTTTAAATCCTTATAGATTTTTTTACCACTAAGCATAGCCAAAGTGCAGTAGACCACATCAAGTGCGTGACCAGAATGCATGGTTTCAAAGTTCATAATGTTCTTGCTAAGCATCCAGTCGTAAAACTTTAGAATGTGTAATGCAAGCTCCCTTCTTAGCATTACTATAGTTCCGTCTATATGAACCGCTAGCCCAACGTTTTCGTACTTATTTGACATCCTTAGCAGAGATACTTTTGGGTCATCTTTTCTCCACATTAAGTCTGGACCCAGGACCCAGATGCTTGAGTCTTCAGCCATCATCTCGGTAAACTTGTTTGTCATTTCAGCGTGCTGAGTTGTAAATGCATCTCCAGCATTGAATACAAACATTAGATGGTCTGTTTCTTTGAAGTCTAAAAGTGCATTGTAGAAGTGACCGTAGTATCTAACTTTTTCTGCCACTTTCCAGTTTGGTTTTGCTACTGGCTCGCTGGTTACGTCAAAAACTAGAAAATCTAAATTTGCTTCTGTAAGTTGCCTATCTACTTCAATTGAGTTGTACAGTAACTCATCCCAGGCAACTAGGTATGTTTTACTAGTAGCCAACTACAACCTCACGGGAAGTACGTTCAAAAATTCTCTCGGGTCAAAACTTCCACCAATTGCCATAGTAAGCATTCCGGGTTTTGATTCCATACCTGCACGGTCTCTAAACCATTCGCTACCGGGGTCAGTAGTTGGGCATTGAACCCAGAGTCGTTGACTGATATCCATGCATTTAAAGTTGTGATAGTGGCCGGAGACCCAGAGGTCTGCGTTACCTAAAGCAGTTTGCCCGGCGGCTTGATTTGATAAATACTTTAGCGGGTCGCGTGCTTGGTGTCCGTGGAATAGCCCGAGCATACATCCGTCAATGTTTACGGTAAGCGTTTGATGTCCGGAAGCTGGGTATCGGAATTCAATATGTTGCAGTGCTGGGTTTTCTGCACATGCGTCTTGCACTGCTGATGCAATCTCAACGTTCCATCCATCTGCCGGGTCGGCTGCAACCTGACGGGTAACTTCGTCGTGGTTACCGTTGATTACTGGAACTACCATTCTTTCCGTAAGTGGTGCCAAAGCTTTAATCTGTGCCATAAGCAAACGACGTGCAACACGCACCTGTTCGGTAAGACCTAAGTCAGACGCTGCTTGACCTTGTAGTCGACCACCTTGTGAAACAATTCCTTCTACGTGGTCACCCACTAGGCTAAGCACGATTCCGCCAATTGGAATACCAGACTTAACTAGCAGTTGTTGTCTAGCTACGGCAGATTCTGTTAAGTGCAATAGCCGAGCAATTGATTGCTCGGTGCCGTTGCCGTTTGCCTTTTTACCAATTTGTTGGTCACTAAGAAATACTGCGTAAGAACCATCTCCTGTAGAAGGTTTGATTCCTTTTTCTGGTCTCCACTTTTTGATTTCGTCTACAAGTTTTTCTGCATCTAGACGGTCAGCTAAAGCAACTCTTGCTGGTACAACATTGACTCGAAGCGACTCTAGGTACTCACCGTCATATTTCTGCCACTTGCCACGACGAACGGAAGTGATTTCCCAGTCGTCCGGGTTTAGGTCAAAGTCGATTAGTATCTGTCTTGCATCTTGCGGCTGTCCTGGTTGGTGTGGTTCTGAGATAATAAAACCGCCAGTCAAGTCATCTACGTCCATTCGCGGACGCCAACTTTCTGGCGTATTTAGATTTTTGGTATCAGACCCTGTTTTTCCCGGATTAGATAGTTGTTCGAACTTGTCTGAAAGGCTCATTAGTTGTTCTTTCTGTTACAACCGCATTCGGCACGACGGTGTCTATCCACTGCGCTATTAGAGAGGTCAAATCCTTCTTCTCTAAGTACCTTAGCTATTGTAGCGTTATTTAGTCTGTCAGGAGCACCTACTGGCGTGTCTAACATTTTTTGTAGAGTTTCTCGGTCTTTCTCCGAGAGAGCATCTCCATGAACGATAGAGCCAATCTTACAGAGCGTTACACGCTTTTCGGTTTTCTTGGCTTCAGCAAACTTGTCTGCAAGTGACATACTGGTCCTTCCGTACTGTGTATCTGTCGTTTGTCATTCTACTACAATTGCGAGGCTATTGATGGATATTTAGCTAGCCTTTTTTCGTGTTCTACGAACCTTAACTGGAACGGTTTCTTGAGTCACATCTAGGGCTGGGACATACCCCGGATAGTTAGCAAGCAACAGTTGTTTTACAAACTTTATCTCTACTTGATTTTCTTTAGACATGTCTGAGATGTCTTTTACTTGGTCAGCTAGTGAACTTCCACCGTTTGGCCAAAGTTGATGCTCGACTCTATCTAGTCTTTCGGAAATTGTCCTGCCGTCTGAGTCTAATCCGATGGAATCGCTGATTCTTCGTGCTACTCTATATGTAGCTACAAGTCCTCCAACAATGACTCCAATAGCGGTTATGACGGCTGCTGTTGTGAAAATAGGGTCTAGTTCCATGAGCTATACTTGTAGTTACCTTCGGTAGAAGCGATTAGGTTTGCTTCTATAATTCTACCCTAGTAGGGTCGCCCTGATTCGGCAGATTGTTAGGTCAATCACTCTCGGTCAGTTTTAGCGCATTCGCGCACAAAAAATTGTCGTGTCACGCTTGCAACGTGCATACTTTCGTGTATGCTGTTGCCAGTAGATTTAGGAGAGTTACATGTCCAATTGGGATTCAGCAAGCAACGGTAGGTTAGCAAAAGGTGCGGAATGGTACGCATCTAAAGGGTGGAAACTACTTCCCTGTCACGGTATTGCTGACGGTGGACGCTGCACTTGTAGTCAGCCTCACGGTGAGCCGAAAGATGTAGGTAAGCACCCGGCAATTCGTGAGTGGAACATCAATGCCACTGACGATGCTGCAACTGTAGCTGGCTGGTGGGAACGTAACCCTGACTATAACATTGGTGTTTTTTGTGGTCCATCTGGATTCCTTGTAATTGATGTCGACCCTCGCTCTGGGGGGTTAGAGTCATTTGAAAAGTTTGAAGAACTATTAGAGGGTGTTCTACCTGCTACTGTTGAGGCCCAAACCGGTGAATACATGCACAACGGTAAGATTGTGCGCGGTCGCCACCTCTACTTCAAGTGTGACCCTGAAGAGCAGTTTGTCGGAAACCTAATTAAGAATGGCCTTAAGGGTATCGATATCAAACACAATGGGTATGTTTTGATTGCTCCATCTAGACACTTCTCTGGAACTGCTTATGACTGGAAGCCAGGACATGCTCCCTGGGAAATGGAAATGGCAGAAGCCCCCGAGGAGTTGCTACAGGCCATTCGCAAAAAAGCACGTCGTGGAACTGGAACTAGCTACGCCGAGGGTAGCTGGGACTGGATGTCAGAACTTGATTTTAAAGGTGAAAAAGTTGACATCCAAAAGATGCTTGAAGACGGCATTGATGAAGGCTCCCGTGCTGTAGACATTTATAAACTAGCGTGTGCTCTTGCTAACAAGTTTGGTACTACTCCGGACGCTCAGATGATGATTGAGACGATGATGATTCGTTTCAATCACGAAAAGGTTCGCCCTCCAATGGAGCTTGAGGGCCCTAACTCTCTACTTATGCACACTCGTCGTGCGATTGAGTTTGTAGCCAATAATCCTAAGAGTAATCGGCTGTGGCCTGGTATTGATGACTGGGAGAAAGGTCGCCAGTGGGCTCAGGAAATTTCATCACCGGAAGCTCAGGCTCAGATTGGCGGTGGTTATCCCGGTTCAAATGTTGTAGGTAGTCAAATTACTAGGCTAGTCGAATCTGGAATGTCTCTCACTGAAGCAACTACAAATGGCAACATTGATATCCCAGAAGATGCTGATGCAATTGATGAAGCCGGCGGTGGACGTCCTGGATTCCGTACGCTTACTGATATGGGTAATGGTCGTCGTTTAGTTGATAGCTACGGCTCGGCTATTCGCTATACTCCTGGTCTTGGTTGGTTCCGCTGGGATGGAAATTACTGGAAGCCAGATTTGGAAAGCCTAGAACTACAGGAGCTAGCAAAAAATGTTGCGACAGTGATTGCTGCTGAAGTAAGTAATCACGACGACCCGGACAAGAAAACAGAGATTCTTAAGTGGGCCTATCAGACTAAGTCAAACAGTCGCATCAAAAACATGATTGTCAGTGCTAACTCGGACCCTCGTGTTGTGGTTGGAGTAAACCAGTGGGATAGCGATGACAACTTACTTGGTGTTCAGAATGGTGTAATTGACCTTAAAACTGGAGAACTATTAAAAGGCCAACCAAATCTCTACATTACGCGTCGTGCTCCTGTGGCTTACAACCCGGGAATTCGTAATCCACGCTGGGAGCAGTTTATCGACTTTGCTACTGGTGGAGATAAAGAACTTCAAGACTGGCTACAACGTGCTGTTGGTTACACGCTTACTGGTAGGAAAAACCACGACATTATGTTCTTGGTTTACGGTCCTCCAGGGTCTGGTAAGAACACATTTGTCGAGGCTATTGTAAAAGCGCTGGGAACTCAGCAGTACTCATGGCCACTTGATTCTGGAGTGTTGGCCGCTGGCGATGGTTCGGCTAGCCGTTCTGATGAATACCACTGGGCTCAGTTGCGTGGTCGTCGTATGGTTTGGGTTGACGAGCTTCCAGAATCTGAGCGTCTTAAGGAGAACTCGGTCAAAAAGCTTACTGGTTCATCTGAAATCTCGGCGCGTTCTCCGGGTGAACAGCCGTTTACTTTTCAGGCTCAGGCTAAACTTTGGGTGACAACTAACCACCGCCCTACCATTACTGATGATGCTATGTGGCGTCGTCTTCGCCCTATCCCGCTAGAAAATGTCCCGGAGAAGCCGGACCCAGATTTGAAGGCTTACTTATTTGACCCTGAAGGCGGTCTTCCGGGAGTTCTTGCCTGGGCTGTTGAAGGTGCTATTAAATACCTAAACTCTAGTGCCAAGGACCCTTTGGCTATGTGCTCTGCTGTTGAAGAAGCCGCATCTGTGTATCGTAAGAATGAGGATAGAATCGGTTTGTTCCTGGAAGAAGAGACTATTGAGTCCGAAGGTGCTTCGCTTGGAGTAAAGGCTCTATACACAATCTATAAGATGTGGACAGAAGAGCGTGGAGAGCGTTCTTTGTCTCAGACTAACTTTCAGCGTCGTATGGCTGACCGTGGCATTAAGATTGAAGGTCAGGGCTCTAAAGCTGTAATTCTCGGTAGAATAATGGTTCCTAGGGCTGTACCTAGTGGAGAAGTTGACTGGGGGACCGCAACACGATTTGCTAAAAACTTCTAAAAACACGAGTCTGTATTATTCAGATTTCAGAACCGTGCTATAGAATATAGATGTGCACTCTGGGGAGAGGCACAGGAGGGGGCTGGCGGTACCAACTGTCAGCCCCCAACAATTACTTAGGAGAACTATGAAAATTTGCATCGCCACCCCGATGTATGGCGGAAACGCTAAAAGCATGTATGTAGCTTCGCTCGTCGAACTACTAAATAAGTTGGTATTGAACGGTCATCAAGCGTTTCAGACTGTAATCACTAACGAAAGTCTAATCACTAGAGCAAGAAATTCTTTGGTGCACGAGTTTCTAAAAACTGATGCGGATGCTATCTTGTTCATAGACGCTGACCACGGGTTCTTTGCTGATGATATTTTAAGAATGGTTGAATCTGGTAAAGACCTGATTGGTGGTATTTACCCAATGAAAGCTATTAACTGGAACAATGTCAGAAAAGCAGCACTTGCTGGTAAAGAGAATCTTTCAGAATATTCTGGATTTTTTGCGGTAAACTTTTTACCTGAGGCTCAAACTTTTCAGTACTATGAACCTTTTAAAGTTCGTGATATTGGTACCGGGATGATGTTTATCACTAGAAAAGTTTTTGAAGAACTTAAGCCTCATTGCAACAAGTATAGAAATAACTCCATTAATAATGGAAGCATTGAAGATGCGGAAATCACCGAGTACTTCACCACTATGATTGACCCTGATGACAAGGTCCTTCTATCAGAAGACTATGCTTTCTGCTACATGTGGAGAAAATTAGGAAATGATGTATATGCTGCCCCGTGGGTAAGACTTACTCACGCTGGTGATTATAACTTTGCCGGAAACTTCTTAAATATGCTGGAAGCTAATGAAATGCCAGACATTCCTATCGATGCTCCAGCAGATTCCGCACAGTCGTCGGATACCACTTCCGCTGATTCTGAGTAGGTATTCCATCACGGTTTAGTCCGTCGGCAATAGTTTTATACGAAGCCCCTGAAGCTCTTTCAGAGATAACTCTCTGTTTAATTTCTTCGGGGGTTTTGTTACGTGGTCCCATGTCTACGCCCCAGACTACGCCTCTTGCTCTACGGTCTTTATGAACATCACGCTGACGTTCAGCAATAATGCCACGTTCCATCTCGGCAAGAGCAGACATAATAGTCACTACAAATCTTCCCTGATACGAAGATGTGTCTAGATTCAAATCAAGCATTACTAATCGCCAGTTATTTTTATTAGCTCTATCAACAATGCTTAAGAAGTCTTGGGTAGAGCGAGCAAGTCTATCTATTCTTGTCACAAATAATGCTTGTGCGTTACCAGCATCTAGTCTTTTCAATGCTTCTGTTAGTGCCGGTCTACCAGAGATAGATTTTCCGGAGCGACCTTCTTCGCGTACTATTTCTATATTTGTAAACCCGGCCATTTCTGCCGCTTGTTGTAGCTGACGCTCTTGAACATCAAGAGATACACCATCGTTTACTTGTAGCTGCGTAGATACACGGGCATACAATAGTGCTAGTCCTGGATTATCTGTACTCACCTATTAATTATAGGTTGTTTAGAAGTGCCCCTACTCTAGACTGCAATCCATCTACTGTGGTTGAGTTTTCAATAATTTCATCAAATGCATAGTTGTTTAGAGCATGCTCTGATGCATGGTCATTTGCTGGTCCCACTCCCAGCCTATTTACCCGCCAAACTTTACCATTTAACTTCTTAATAGCGTCTGCCTCGTTCGGGAATCTGACATCCGAAAATACGGCTTTTGCTCCGTCTGGAATTTCTTTAATGGCTGCGTCTACCCAGAAATCCTGGCCAAACATTTCTCTACCGACTTCTGTTCCAAATCTTTGAAGTAACCCTCTAATATCAGGGCTTCGTTCTTTGATTCCGTCCCAGCCGTAGATGTCAATTCCAATTCTAAGGGCGGTGTTTTGAACATCGTTTACAGTAATTCTTGGATTCAGTCTGTACATTGCTTCTTTCATCGGAGCGGCAAAAGACATCTTTATATACCCATGGTTTTCCACTAAGTAGTCAGCAATGGTGTCCTTACCTGACCTAGCCCAGCCGGCGAGTCCGATACATGTAATTCTGGGCTGTAGTTGTCCATCTTTAAGAATTAGTAAAGGAATACCTACTGCTTCTGCGACATGCACTTCAAGTGATGCTCCTTTAGATGATTGCCAGCCAGGAAGAACACAGACTGCATCAACACTCAGTACATGAGGTAGGTCTCGTTTCATGTAGTATGACCAAGAGTTGTTTGGACGTTCTGGACTACCGGCACTAATTAGTGCTTCTTCTAGAGTTCCCCCATCATTGTGCGCAGGATTAATAACTTCATGCCCTAATGCTTCAAGTTTAGCTTGAGCTTCAAAAAATGCTAGGAAGTTCCAGTCGGTTATACCGCTCATCGGGCCTGCAATGTATACCTTCATTTATCTTCTTCCTTTTTGCGTACTCGTTCTTCAAGCTCGTTGATGGCTTCTTCCAAATCATCTAGGCTAAAGAAGTTTGCTTCTTCGTTTTCCATGTCTTTAAACCGCTCAGTAATAATGGCAATGTCATAGCCATCTTCGTAGCCCGCTACGTAGGCTTCTATTTCTTCTTTAGATGCCTCTCTAACAACAAAGTCTGTTCCGTTAATCCCGTAAACAGCTTCTTCAGGGCTTGCAGCCCCTACATAGGCATAGTCTTCATCTACACCTTTATCCAGGTCGATGAATTTCCAGTCGACTCTGTAAAGTTTTTTGCTGTTGTTGTCTTCACCATTATCTTGCATGCATTAATGCTACACCCTTATAGAACAAAAAGCCACCATTTCTGGTGGCTTTTTAGGTATTCTGCATCTCTGTACAAGATTAATACTTAGCCAGTTTAGTGGTGTTTTTTGGCCGTGTCAACTTGTGGAATAATAGAAATACAACTTCACAGCGTAAGGATGTCGTGGCTCCTAGACAAGATGACCCAAATGTCTGCAAAGTATGCGGAGAGTTTTTTGTGGTAGCTTCTCTTGCTCGTTGTTGCGAGCTAAAACATGAAGGTGTAGTTTTTGTTAGACCGGAGTTTAAGCCGCGTCCTGGTCAGCGGCCAAAAGATTGATTACCACTTTCCAAGCGGGCATTTGGCTGCTTTTAGCTTAGTTTTATACTCCATAAAGCATCCGCACTGCTTGCATTGATTAAGTACTTTTATTAGTTCCGGACATTGCTTACAAATGTCCATTCTTTCATCGGCATGACTTTCATCAATCTTTACAACTTTTGGATTAAGAAGGTCTAACGGTGTAACACCGTTTTTTTCTTTGTACTGCTCCCAGCGGGATTTCTTAGGTTCAGTTGTCATGGGTGTGATAGGGCTCTAGCTGAGACATGTCAGTATCTATAATCACAAACTGGTTATCAACAAATAGCGCGTTAGGTGATGCTACATACATTCCGTAAGGGTAGTCCATGAGGTTTAACACTTGTGGGTTGCTTAGCAGGATACTTCCAAAATATTCTGAAGTTTGAAACTCTTCTAAAACTTCGCCGTTCTTTAAAAACCTAACAGTGATGCCGTCGTGGTCTGGATAGTTTTCAGAGATGTCTAGAATTTCATCGTATCCAGTAAAAATAGCAGCGTGCTCGATGGACAGTGGTAAATCGTATAAACATTGGGTATCTATTACCCAAACTAAAGGTATTCCATTTACACCTTGATGAATGAAAGTTATTGAATCGTCAGTTAGCATATTTTAACCCTAACATGCAGTTGTCCAACCGCTGCCTTCAGGAGCGGCAGGGGAACATGTTGCACCAGCACCAAAAGTTGCATCTGCACAGATTCCGGTGCTTGTACAACACCCTAAAGAAACCTGAAAACTAGTACAGTATTTTCCAGATACGGGAGCAGCTGCTGCTGTACGTGAAGATGCTACTAATCCCTGAACGCAGCCTACCATTATGACAAACCGTTTCCGCTGATTACCCAGGTAGTTGCAGTAGTTTTGATAGCGGTTGCGATACCGTTTGCGGCTAAAGTTCTTGTTCCAGTTGTTGCGGTATTTGCTAGACGCAGGGTGTCTGTTGTAATGGCAATAGACAAAGATACAGATGGTGCGGTAATAAATGTAATTGTGGTTCCAATTTCATAGGCTACAGAAGAGTTTGCTGGAATAGTAACTGTCTGTCCAGTAACTGTGTAGTAGATATGCTTTCCTGCATCTGCAGCTACAAGGGTATACGCACCGCTTTGAGAGTTCTGCGGCATACCAATATAACCGGCAGTGCTTGCGGCAGTTGCAGCTACAGCTGCGGCCGGGGTTAGGGTTTGGGCTCCTGTAAATGTTTGAGCAGCATCTGTTCTAGCGATAGTTGCAGATGTGCTAGGGAACGTCATTGTTGTTGAGTCGGTTCCAGTCAAAGTCAGTGTTCTTGACACAGTTAGAGTTTTACCTACGTCAACTGCTAGCGTTCCAGAAATAACTGCAATATTTCCAGTAAAGTCTGGAAGAGTGGCGGTTCTGCTGGCTGTAAGTGTTGTTGGAGTAATAGTTACACCAAGCGAAGTTGTTCCACCAGCTCTACCAGCAATAATTACAGCATCTTGAGTTGCTGCGGGTCTAACGGTTTGTGAGCCAGTAAATGTGTTTCCGGCATCTGTTCTAGCAATAGTTGCGCTAGTTGATGGAAAGGTCATGGTAGTTGAGTCTGTACCAGCAAGCGTCAGCGTGTTGTTTACGTTTAAAGTTTTTGCGTTGGTAATTGTCAGTGTTCCAGTTGTTGTGGTAACCGTCAGACCGTTATAAGTCTTGCTTGTCAAAGCAGAAGCAATACGAGCATCGGCAACCGTACCAGTGGCTACGTTTGACCCGTTTAAGTTTGTAAGATTTGCACCTGACCCATTGAATATGGTTGCAGATAGAGTACCTGTTGATGGCACAAAGGATAATGCGGCAGATGTGGTTTTTGCTGGCAGATTGCCGGTGTTTGCTGTTACCCAGGTAGGGTATACGGATACTGCAGTGGCAGCATCATTTGTAATTGTAATATTAGTTGCGTTGGCTGCAGTTCCAGTCAGAGATGCGGTAATGGTATTAGCTGAAAAGTTTCCAGATGCATCACGAATAACTAGTGTTGAAGCACCATTAGCTGAGCTTGCGTTTGAACCGATTGTCCACGTACCAGATGTCTCGCTGAGAGCGATTCCAGCAGTAGTGTTTCCTACAATATTTAATGTCTTTGCTGCAGAGCCATCAAAAGTAAACTTGTCAGTTCCTTCAGTGGTTCCGCCATCAGCAGTCAGAGTCAGTTGATTGCTGGTTATGTTGGCTCCACTGGTCATTAAAGCTGCAGAGAACCAAGTACCCTGACCGCCTCCACCCCACTGAAGGCTTCTAGTTGTTGTGTCACCGTTGTACGCGGTAAAGTCTACATAATCTGTAGAGCCGTTTAAGTAGATAATTCTGCTGCCGCCCTGTGATAGTCCAGAGCCTGTGACTACCTGATTTTGAAAAATTGCAGAAGTATTGGCATTTTTACGAATTTGAATATTGTATTGGTTGGTAGTAGTTCCGCCAGCAGTCCACCATGCATGTAAAGCGATGTTATAGTAGCCAGCAATAGTTGGCTGAAATCGCTTAGTTGTTGGGTTCCACCAACCTTGTGGGTCAAAATCGTCTACAAAGGATATGAGCACATCATTTGTTGCGGATGCGATTGTCTGGTCTCCAGATAAAGACCCCTGAACAACGTAACTACTAGCAGTTATTCCAGTAAAAGTTCCCCACGTTGGTACGGCATTAGAGCCGCCAGATAGTAGGACTTGGCCAACGGTTCCAGCAGAACCGTTAGATTGAAGTTCATTGGTAAGGTTTAACCCAGTGAGTACTTTACGAGCCATAAGCTAATCCTATCACTCTACTAGCCAATAACTACTGCGCGGTACTCGCTACCTGCCAATGTGGCTGAGTTGAAGGTTAGGGTTACAACGTTGGCACTTGTGGTTACGACATCAACCTCGACTGAAGCATTGGTTGAGTTTTGGTACACATCAACAACTACGTTAGAAGTGTTGAGGTTGTGAGTGACTGTCCAAGTTACAACTCCTGAAGAAGCAGTAAGCGCGCCGTTGTTTTCTGCGTACTTCTTAGTGTAAGTACTTGAGTCAGAAGTTAGGTTACCGCTTGCATCTACCTTTACAAAACCTGCGGTTCCACCGGATAGTGGGCCAACCTTTGTAAGAACAGATGATGTACCGGCAGTTGGAGTCAAGTAATCAGTTCCAGCAGTACCTGCAGATAGAGCACCCGAAGCACCAAGCTTAACTAGACCAGAAGTTCCAACACCTGAAAGTCTTACAGAACCGGCAATGTCTGTGTATAGGGTGTTGCTAGTACCAATTTGAATGTAACCATTTGAGCCGGAACCTGCTCCAGCGTTGATTGTTACTAAACCACCTTGGCCGTCAGCGACTCCGGTTGCAGACCCAGCGACGAGTGATACGCTACCACCAGTAGCTCCAACTCCAAGAGTTCCTGCAGTAGAAGCACCACCAGTAATGCTTACAGAACCACCAGTAGCCGGACCTCCTGACCATGATGTAGCACCACCGGTTAAGGTTATGCCGGTTCCGCTAGCTGTGGTTCTGTTTGGTAGAGTCACTGCCAGTGTTGTTCCAGCAGTACCAGTAATTGTAGTTACGCTGCTAAGTGCTCCAGTAACATCTGCAGAGCCGTTGAAGTTTTGACCCCATAGAGTTCTGGTTGTTGTAAGTGTTGCAGCTGAACCAGTCGTATTTCCAGACATTGTTGAGTCTGTAAACGCGATTGTCTTACGAGTTGTGCTTGGTGTGAAGTAAAGGCTAGTACCATCAAATTCAACGGCACCGGCTGCAGCTGTAGTTAGGTTTGTACCTGACTGTAGATATAGAGGAGCAGTTCCTGCGGTTGCAGTTCCAGCACGAAGTGTAAGAGTTCCAGTTAGTGTACCTGGTGTAGCCAGAGTCATAACCGTGCTGCTTGAGCTTGGGAACGTCATTGTTGTAGAATCGGTTCCAGAGAAAGCAAGAGTATTGTTTACTGTCAAAGTCTTGCTTGTTGTACCACCAGCAATGGTGAATCCAGTTGCGGCTGCGGTTAAAGTTAGACCGTTATACGTCTTACCAGTTAGAGCAGAAGCAATTCTTGCATCAGCTACTGTTCCTGTAGCAACGTTTGAACCGTTTAGGTTAGTAAGGCTAGCACCAGAACCGCTAAAGACAGTTGCAGAAAGTGTTCCAGTTGAAGGCACAAACGATAGTGCAGCTGAAGTTGTCTTAATTGCGTTGTTACCAGTATTTGCACCAACCCAAGCGATGTAGACAGAAGTTGCGGTTGCTGCATCGTTAGTTACACCAACGTTAGTTGTGTTGGTCGAAAGTGTTACAGCATTTGCACCAATTGCCGTAGTAATGTCTGTTCCTGATGCAACAGATACAGCTGAGGTGCCGTTTCCTCTAAGAATTCCACCGCTTGTGAAAGTTGTAGCTCCAGTACCACCAGATGCCACTGGAAGAGTTCCAGTTGTCAAAGCCGAGCTAGAACTTGCGTATACTGCACCACCAGAAGTAAATGTTGTAAGTCCAGTACCACCGTAGCCTGTGCCAATAGTGGTTCCATTCCATGTACCTGTAGATACAGTTCCAAGAGTATTTATGGATGTTTGACCCTGATAAGTACTCTTTATGGCAAAGGTTGTTCCAGAAAGGGTAAGGGTAGTTTCATCTGCAAGATATGTACCAGCACCAGAGAACTGAGTGTACTCTATGTTGTCGGTACCAATCTTAATGGTTCCACTGGTTGCAGTACCTGAGTTCTTTTGGGTCCAACCGGTACTTGCTAGAGTATTACCACCAGTAACAAATACAAAGTCACCAGCGGACATCTCTCCAAGGACCGAGTTATTTCCATCTGCTGTACGAGTAAGAGTAATGTTCGTGCTTACAGTGGTTACTTCATAAAGACCGTTATGTAGCTTATTAGTTTGGTTCTTAACAAGAATACGAGTTTTATCTGTGGCATCTTGGGAAACAAGAGCTACACCATCAATTGAGTTTCCGGCTGCTGGGTAGACAAGAGTTGCTCCAACACCTGTACCGCCATCAGCACCGGTAGTACCTGCAGTGTATGTGGCTGAGGTAATGTTTGCAGTGGTTGCATACTTAACTGCGTCGTGAACGTTTAAACCTGCGGTTACCGAGTCAACATAGGCAATGGTAGCAATTGTGTTGGTATCAACGCTTACAGTACGAGCAGCAGAACCATCAAACGTAGTTCCAGAAGATAGCGTTAGCCCAGTGCTAAAAGTGAGGGCATTGGCAAGAGAGCCAGCGGTACCGCTTACGTTTCCTGTAAGGTTTGCGGTAATTGTGTTCGCAGTAAAGTTACCGGATGCATCGCGGGCAACAATTGTTGAAGCCCCGTTTGCAGAGGCGGCTGTTGTAGCAGAGTTTAGAACCTTACCGGCACTTGAAATAGTTGCTAAGTAGGAATCAGCGATGGTTGCAGTGCTAGATAGGGCACCGGCTGCGTTAGTTAGAACTATACCAGCGGTTGTAAGTGGTGTGGTAATAGTTCCTGTAAAAGTTGGAGATGCAGTAGGCGCGGCCCCGATTGTGTTGTAAGAAACGGTTAGGGTGCTAGAGCCATCAAATGTGGACCCCGAAGCTCCTCCGGAACCAGCACTGTTAAAAGTAAGGGTGCTAATGGTTCCTGTTGTGATAACCTTCCAGGTGCTACCGTTGTAGTACTTTAGGCTTCCACCAGTGTTGTAGTAGATTTGACCAGTAGCTGGGGTAGACGGGTCGCTAGCAAGGTTCTGAAGAGCAGCATTTTGCAACTCATTCTTGTTGAGGTCAATCGGTACTAAAAATTTACGAGCCATCGTTTAATTTCCTATGTTAAGTAAGCGTAGCCGCTAACAGCTTGTGATAGAGCTACAGTGACCTGATTTGCTGATGGATAGGAAACGTCGGCTTCAACCACCGTACCAGCTGAATCTGTCACTATAACGCTTGGTCGATAGCCCAAGTTATGGGTTATTTCCCAGTTATATGATACCGCATTCTGTACGTGGGTATATGAGACAGGTTGCTTATCTACCCACTGAGTGTCATATGAGGTATTTGATGATTTAGAAAGAATTTGCCCTGTACTACCGCCAGATGCTACTCCTGCACCAGCCACTCCCTGGGGTCCTTGCGGTCCAGTAACTACTGTAGTTACGACCACATCCCAGGTGGTGCCTGTCCATTTCCAGGTTCTTTCGCCTACTGTAAACGTCTGGTTTACAGTTGGGTTGTTTGGAAAGTCTATTGCTGTCATATGTATATCCTAACTTGCTGCTATATAAGTGCCATTCACATAAAATATGCTGGCTGTGGTAAATGTGGTTGGTGTCCCCTGTATAAGTAGGCTCTCAATCAAGGGTTTTGGACTGGCCGTGGTCTCCTTTAGCCAATGCAAGTCTAACGTCTGCGAGTTAGGTAGATGGTCGGCAACCATTTGAATATGGCCATTCAGTTCATCGGCTGGCTGAGATGGGTCCACCCAAGCCCAGGCTGAGAAGTGGTTAGCAGCTGTAGAAATAGGCATAAATGGCAAATCTACTTTAAACTGGCCTGTTCCAAAGTTTGTAACTGTGGTCATTTGTACTTTGATGTTAAACGACACTAACTGACCGACTTTGATGTAGTACGAATTGTAAGTCGGATAGGTAGAGTTTGTTCCGGTAAAAGTTAGACCGGTGGCTTGAAAAGTTGGAGACCATCTAACTGCATTTGGGGAAAATACTGAAGATGGAGTCGACCAAGTTGTGTTGTAGTCCGTACTATCTACTTTTGTCAATATTTGTCCAGAAACCCCACCGGAAGCTACCCCTTGTCCCGAAGAACCTGTCACTCCAGTATTGCCTCGGGGGATAGTAAGATTTAGTGTTTGACTTGGGGCATTACCAGTTATAGTTGCATAAGCATTAGAGCCGGGTGCTCCAGTTGTCACGGTTCCAATGTTAAAAGTAGTAGCTGGACCTAAGTAGCTTGAAGATGTCTCAACCCAGTATCCGTCATAGCGCAGATACATTTGACTAGTGGTTGAGTTGAACCATGTATCTCCAACATTAGGATTGACAGGAGCTGTTTCAGAAACTGTGTAAGTCCCTTTTGGCCCCTCTGGCCCCTGTGGTCCCTGACTGCCAGCTGGGCCAACTGCACCAGCTGGTCCGGGAATTCCCTGTGGGCCGCCCTGTGAAATCTCGATTTTGGTGACTTGCTCTTGAACAATAATTTTGTTCTGGTCACGTTTATCAACTATGACTCTGTTTGGTTTGTCGTTACTCTCTAGTGCCATTATCTAGTTACCTCTGGCTTAACAACAAAGTTGCCTTCGATTAGGCGGTCAACTACACCTCCGCCAGAGACCAGTTCCAAGTCATAGACGTATATGTCTGGTACTAAGTTAGCTGTATCTGCAGCAGAAATAGTTAGTGTTATCTGTCCCTTAGTTGCAGCATTGCTTCCAAGGGTAATTCTAGAGTTAGATGTAGTTAATGTGATTACAGTGTTTGCAGCATCTATAGTCTCTCTGACGTGCATTCTTGCTGTATATCCAGTCAGGTCGATAGCAGCGTTTGCAGAGTCTTTCCATGTAATAGTGCGGCTAAAGGTAGCACCTTGATTACATGTGAAATTATGGAGTCCAGTAGGTCCACAGCAGCTCATGTTGCCTCGTTTCTAGGGGAGAAGTTAGTCTCTTCTATTTTACAACAGTCTGCTGGTTCTAATAAGTGTATAGTTATAGGTATAACTACGCAGAACGGCTAATGACTTGATATCAAAGAACATACAGACTGTCTACCCAAAAATCGCGGACTGGGGAGGCAAAACCACTCAAATCCGTAGGTTAATAGAGCCAGACAATAAACGTTGGTCTGCTTTTAACCCTTCAATTGCCTATTCTCCAGAGCTAGGCTATGCTGCCACAATTAGGTCAAGTAACTATGTCTACAACGAAACCCTAGGGACTATTGATGTTACCGATGGCGGTATGGTTAAAAACAAGGTGTGGTTTGCTGATTTGGACCAAAATACCTTAGAAATACTTGATATCCGTGAAGTTCAGTTTGAGCTTGATGACTACTCTTTAAAACGTGGAATTGAAGATGCCAAGTTGTTCTGGAGAGACGGTTCATGGTACTTTTCTGGAATAATGCTGGAGCGAGGGCATACTGATATTCCTAGAGTCTGCTTGTACAGGTACGACCACAAGCTGAATATTGCTAGCTTGGTTAAAAAATGGGGTGGACCAGATGTGTTTAGACCCGAGAAAAACTGGATGTTTCCTTACGACAATAATCCTAACTTTGACTGCGTGTACGGCAGTACTGGGATAGTTAAAGACGACAAGTTGATTGCTACTTTTTCTAATCAATACGCTACTGGGGGGCTGCGCGGCGGTAGTAATTTATGGAAGCTGGCAGATGGTGGATACCTTGGAGTGATGCACACTCTCTACCTAAAGACTCAGGCGACTTATAATCCAAGAACATTTGGGCATACTATGAGTCAGCAAAGACGCTACACTCATCAGTTTGTTAAATTTGATAACTTTGGGAAGCTCTGTCTAATCTCTGAAGAGTTTGTTTTTGATAGTCTTCAGATTGAGTTTGCTGCCGGACTTGTAGAAAAAGACGGCAACTACGTCATCTCTTATGGAGTTAATGATGTTGCAGCCAAACTAGCAGTGATACCAGTTGGTCTGGTTCACGATAAACTAATGCCACTAGAAACTAAAACTGTTGATGTGTATCTTCAACCAATTCCATAAATGAGCGATTTAGACCTTTTAGAGAATCCAAATACTGACACTTCTGATACTGACAGTAGTGATGATTTTGCACACTATGCGGAATCCTCTGAGGTGACGGAGGGGTATATTATGGGAACTCCCGTAATAGCCCTCTGTGGAAAAATTTTTATACCCTCTAAAGACCCCAAAAACCTTAGGGTTTGCCCGATTTGCAAACAAATCGTAGAGGCACTATTCTTGAATCACGAGTAATACTCGACTCTTTTGAGTCGTTGTATACTGGTAAAACGTCAAAAACTCCCCCAGAAAGAGCGGTATAACTGCATATGTTCTCGTTTAAACTAAATGAAGAATTTGTGGCGGAGTACAAGCAAAAAGAATCACCTTTCGGTTACAAAGATGCCGCTGGCAACTCTGTAGGCGAGATTACATTCCTACGCACGTACTCGCGCAAGAAAGAAGATGGCACTAAGGAAACCTGGGCGGAGGTGTGTGAGCGTGTTACTAACGGAACTTATTCAATTCAAAAAGACCACGCACGTGCTAACCGTCTGCCATGGTCAGATGCTAAGGCTGCTGCCTCGGCTAAAGAGTTTTTTGACTCGCTATTCCACCTAAAGTGGTCGCCTCCGGGCCGTGGCCTTTGGGTTATGGGGACTCATATTGTAAATGTTCAAAAAAACTCGGCTGCTCTACAGAACTGTGCTTTTGTATCGACTTTGGAGATGACCAAGCAGAACCCAGGTAAGCCATTTGCGTTCCTAATGGAAGCGTCGATGCTAGGTGTAGGCGTAGGCTTTGACGATAAGGGTGCGGACAAGGGCTTTGAAATTTATGAGCCAGGCTCTCCGCAGGAGTACATTATCCCAGATACCCGTGAAGGGTGGCAGGAAAGTACTGTTGCTCTAATCAACTCATACCTGAAGCCTGAACAACCTAGCTGGGACTTTAACTATGACCAGATTCGTCCTTATGGCTCACCTATTGCAACTTTTGGTGGAACTGCTTCCGGCCCTGACCCGCTAATCGCCCTACACAACAAGATTCGTGAAATTTTTATGGGTCGTAAGGGTCAGCTCTTAACTACTGTCGATATTGCTGACATCGGTAACCTAATTGGCCGCTGTGTTGTATCTGGAAACGTTCGCCGTTCGGCCGAGTTGCTGATTGGTCGTATTGACGATGACAACTTCCTAAATCTGAAGAATGCGGAGCGTTTCCCTGAGCGTAACTCTTATGACCCAGAAGTCCCCGGTTGGGGTTGGATGTCGAACAACTCGGTCATGGTAAACGTTGGGACTGACTTCTCTAAGATTATTGATGGCATCGTTCGCAACGGTGAGCCTGGCGTTATCTGGGAAGATATCTCGAAGGCTTATGGTCGTTTGATTGACCCGATAAACAATAAGGACCACCGCATTATGGGCTATAACCCTTGTGCAGAGCAGTCGCTTGAGAGCTACGAGATGTGCACCCTTGTTGAGACCTACCTAAACCGTCACGAAAGCAAGGAAGACTATCTTCGCACTTTGAAGTTTGCCTACCTATACGCTAAGACCGTGACTCTACTCCCTACCCACTGGGAGGAGACAAACGCAATCATGCAGAGAAATCGTCGTATCGGAACTTCCATGTCTGGTATTGCTAACTTTGCTGACCGCAAGGGTCTTCCGGAACTTCGTACTTGGATGAACGAAGGCTATGCAGTAGTAAAGAAGTATGACGTTACCTACTCTGAATGGCTAGGTATTCGTGAGTCAATCAAGACCACAACCGTCAAGCCTTCTGGAACCGTGTCGATTCTTGCTGGTGAGTCGCCAGGAGTTCACTGGACCCCGGGTGGTGAGTACTTCCTGCGCGCTATTCGCTTTGGAAACAATGACCCTATGTTGCCTCTATTTAAGATGGCTAACTATCGCATTGAACCTGCTTCAGAATCGCCAGAAACTACCTCGGTTGTGTTCTTCCCAATCAAGTCTGGTGCTATGAGAGCAGAACGCGATGTATCTATCTTTGAGAAGATGAACTTGGCTGTCATCGCTCAGCGTTACTGGTCGGATAACTCCGTCTCTGTAACAGTCACTTTTGACCCAGAAACTGAGTCAGACAAGATTGGCACTGTTCTACATATGCACGATGGTCAGTTGAAGACTGTGTCATTCCTACCTTCAGGAAACCACGTCTACCCTCAGATGCCGTATACCCAGATTACTAAGGAAGAGTATGAAGAAGCTGCTGCTAGCTTGTTCCCTATCTCTTTGACTGGTATCTATCAGGGTCTAGGTATTGAAGCTATTGGCGACGCTTACTGCACTACAGATGCATGCGAGATTAAGCTGATTGTAGAAAACCAAAAGTAATGGTAGTAATCAGTAGTGTATACACCAAGACTGGTGATGCTGGAACAACTGCTCTTGGCGACGGTAGTAGGACTTCCAAAAATGATGCCAGACTTGAAGCATTCGCAACAGTAGACGAGGCTAATTCGTTTATTGGTGTTGCTTTGTCATACGCTATTGAACAAGACGTGCGTGAGGTTCTGCTTTGTATTCAAAACGATTTGTTTGATGTCGGAGCAGACCTTTGCACTCCTGTTGTAGATGGCCCTAAAGTCACTCCACTAAGAGTTACAGAGGCTCAGGTGGAGAGACTAGAGGCTCTAATTGACCACTACAACAAAAACTTGAGTGTGCTTAGAACTTTTGTGCTTCCTAGTGGTACAGAGTTAGCTGCTCATTTGCACGTTGCTAGAACCGTAACTCGACGTGCAGAACGCGAGACCTGGAAAGCTATTCATCTATTTGCCGATGGGGTAAACGTCCTAACCGCCAAATATTTGAATCGTTTGTCAGACCTCCTGTTTGTACTAGCAAGATACGCTAATCGCGAGATTGGCGACAACCTATGGGTTCCGGGAGGACCAAATGAAGAATAAAAATTTGATTGCACTTCTAGCAGTTGCTAGCTTGGTTGCGGTCTCATGGGTGTGGACTACAACCACTAATCCCAAGGCTGACTGTGTAACCGTCTATGTGGATTACGGAGTGTTAAAAAATCAAACTACTGATACTCAGTGCATTGCTGTAGATGGTCCTATTCGCGGTATGGATGCATTAAATGCCGCGGGGCTGGCTATTCTTGGTACAGAAAAGTATGGACTAGACATTGTATGCAGAGTTAACTCTTTGCCAAGCGGTGCATCAGCTATTGGTATCAAGGGACATGAAAACTACATTGAGACATGTAAAGATATGCCAGCTGAGTTTGCTTACTGGGCAATTCTTGTTCGTGATGGTTCTAATCCATGGGGTTGGTCTCAGACTGGGCTATCTGAAATTAAGCTAGATGCGGGTGACTCGATTGGTCTGGTATTTTCAGATAACGAAAACGTGGAGTTCCCGAATGACTAAGTTACTGACCAAGCCACTTAAAATTCAGGAAAGCTTTGAAGTTAGGGAATATGCACTGCTTCAATCTTTAACTCAGCCGCTTAAAAAGAAATCTAAACTTGGTTCCACTATGGACTTAGTTTCTAGAATTTCTTTGTTCTACATTATGTGGCTGCTGGCTACGGACGCAGCAGTCTACATTTGGCGACTACTAACCTGTCCTTGCTAAGAAAGAAACTATGAGCGTAATTGTATATAGCAATCCAAACTGCACTGCATGTGAGCAAACCAAAAGGTTTTTAACCGTCAAGGGTATCGAGTTCGAGGCTAAAATGATTTCAGACAGTCCTGAAGTCTTTTCTTTAATTGAAGAGAAAGGGTATACGTCAGCTCCTGTAGTAGTTGCTGGAGATGATAGTTGGTCTGGATTTCGTTTAGATAAGCTTAATACTTTAGTAGAGGAGTAGTGGATGCCGACGTACTCATACAAGTGTTCATTAAACTCGGAACACACCTATCAAGAAACAAGGCCGATGTCGGCACCTGAACCAGAGAAGCTGATTTGCACTGAAGAGGGGTGTGAGGGTACAATGGTAAAAACGTTTGGTGCTCCTGCAATCAACTTCAAAGGTGGAGGCTGGAGTACTAAAGAATCGTGGCGTTAAGATAAAGGAATAGCATGACCGACTTTCTACCTAAGGATTATCCGGACTTTAAAGAATTTGGTACTCCACCTTGTGCAGAAAGTTATCCAGACGCATTTTTTACAGACGAACCGCTAGAAGGTAGTCGCGTTTACAATCGAAAATATTCGTACGAGCAAGAGGCTAAGGCAATTTGTAAAGCCTGTCCGTACATGGCTAGATGCCTAGAATACGCAGTCAAGCACCCGGAACTGGTTGGAATCTGGGGCGGAACTACCGAAGCACAGCGGAAGAGGATGAGAAAAGCTTCAAAAAGTGGCGCTTCTACCCTTCCTAGTCAAAGCTAGTAAACTGCGGTAGAATGGTAGTAGCTCTTGGGAGAGAGGGTCCTTAACCCTACTAGTCTCTCGGGAGAAAACATGAACATCGCAAAAATGATTCTCAAGCGTACAATTGCTCTTGTAATCCTAAAGGTTAGTGCCGTTTTGGCCGCTGGTTCTATTGGTGGCGTTGAGCTATGGCAGTCAGCCCTAATCGCGGCTTTCGTTGGAATTATGGAAGTTGCAGAATCGCTGGCTCGTGCCTATGTTGTAGACGGAGTTCTAGACGAAGAAGAAATCAATGTTGCATTTGCTTCTTCGGCTGAAGCTGCCCTGGCTGACTCAAAGAAGAACAAGGCGTCTGACGACTCTGGTCTTTAATAACTAAATAACAAATCCCTCCGAGTTTCGGGGGGATTTGTTGCTTTTGAGGCAACTATCTGCTAATGTGTATGTGTCGCAACCGCGGCAAACATCTAAGTATAAACAACTTAACATCGTTCACAATTGCTGCTTAGGTGTACGACCAAATTAGTTCCCCCGTCATGTTAGCGCCTGGCGGGGGAACATTAAAAGGATTAGTCATGGATTTTGAAGAATGGCTTAAATATGGTTTTGACCAGGGATGGTGTGGTCCAGCAGTTTGTGAGACTCACGATGGGATTCCACTAACTGAAGCTGAAGCAGAGGAATTTGAAGAAAGTGACCCCTGCATTCATATCATCAGGCTTTATGATGACGCTGACCACAAGAAAGCTGTAGAGGATGCTCACTCTGCTTCCGTATGGCGTGCTACTAATAGGGGTTATACTATTGATAGTACGTCTGAAGCAGAGGAGGCTTAAATATGGCAAAAGGTAAAGGCGGCGGTGCAAAGCCAGCTAAGGGCAGCAACGACAGCCGTCCTAATGGCAAAGCCAACAAAAAGCGTCCTAAGGTATTTGACGCAGTCAAGCGTAAGCTTGTCACCAAAAACTAAATAGTGTGAGGGGATGACTGGTTTCGACAGTTGTCTTAATGTTAGTGAAGCAAGCCGAGACGGCCACGCACTCGTAAGTGTGGCAAAACAATAAATGCTGAATCACGTTCCGCATTCGCTCTAGCAGCCTGATAGTTGCATAGAGCCCCCAGAAAAGCAGTAGTTCTAGCTGGGCATCTGGGTCTTAAATAAATAGAACAAACCAAAAGGTTGCAGCAGGAGACCTCTAAATATCCCGCCTTCGCAGTACCGTGGCTGGTAGAGCCTAAGCTTGTAGAAGAATAACTGAACGTCAATTGGACCGGGGTTCGATTCCCCGCATCTCCACTAAAGGTCGGCTACCCCGAGCTAGCTATAGGGATGCTCCAGGCTGGTGTATTCCAGTGGCCTTTAAGTTTGAGCGTGACTGCTCAAGCGTGGACTACCGACGTTAAGAGGGTAGTGTAGGTGGTCGCCCTGAAGGAGCGAATCGGCATACCAAAGCCGTAAGTAGTCATAAAGGGCTCGCAATGGTGCTCGTTCCTCCGAGGTAGTTCGGCAGAGAGGCGGTGGTGGCAACCTAGTCAGTTGTGCATCACACTAGGCCCCTTAGCTCAGTTGGCAAGAGCGGTGCAATTAGGTCGCACAGGTCGCAGGTTCGATTCCTGCAGGGTCACAAAAGGCTCTTTACTGCTGAGTCCACAAGACCAACCAGCAGAGCGAAAGCTTGAGACGACCCGTAAGGGTGGGAACCTCTGGAACCAAGGTCCAAACTTGGGAAAGGTCAGTACTAGGTCTTCCAATGACCATTAGCTCAATGGCAGAGCAGAGAGCTGTTAACTCTAAGGTTCCTGGTTCGAGTCCAGGATGGTCAGCAAATAAACTTGACATCTTGAAACATGTGTGCTAGCTTTTCCTTACAGGTTAAAAACCTAGGAAGGAATGACATGGCGACACACGCTAAGGAGCTAAAAGAGCTCATAAAACAGGCCCAGAAGCAAGGTTGGATAATTACCCCAAATAACAAGAATCACTACAAGTGGACTTCCCCTAGCGGAGCATTTTTCTTCTCTGCAGGAACACCCTCTGACTGGAGGGCTCTGAAGTACATTGTGCAGTATCTTAGGAAGTATGGGTTTGAGGACCAGTCTAAGAAATCGAAGGGTAATAAATAATGGGTATTGATGCATATGACTATGGAATGAAAGACGGTATAGCAATAGAGCGTCAGCGCATTCTAGACTGGATAAACTCTAATCGAACTGCCATGGAGTTGGGAGAGGGTGTAGTAATCTACCGTGACCATTTTAGCTCCGATAGTCTAATCCAGTTCATCGAGAGTGGGGAGAAAGCAGAATGACGCTTCCTACAAAAATTGCCTTGTGGCTATTCGCTATCGCCTTAATCTGGATTGGGGCCGCTAGTGGTCAGGTCGGAACTAAACCTGAACCTACTCCAACCAACTGCTGGGACCAATACCAGACAGAATATGAAGCAATCTTGAACTGCGAAAAACACGATGACAACTGAGGAAATAGTGCTAAGAGTTGGCTTGACTTATTTAGCAATCTTTGTTATAGTCAACCTAGGCGGATACATCTACCTGAAACTATTTGTAGCGAAGAAAGACAAACAACATGGACCTAAACAACCAAGCACCCTATATCGAGATTGATACCCCTGCATTCCGTGCAGTAGCTAAAAGCTTTCTAAGTCTCCCCTATCCTGTAGTCTTAGCTGCTATGACTTCAATGCAAAGTACTGATGCTGTTCAGCAGGTGTCTGGAGTTGTAAAGGCACTTGAGATTGCCCTAGAACCTAAAGACTTTGTTCGCTTACAAACCTTAACCGTAGACCAGTTAATAGCAGTGATTCAGGACTGGGTAGAGCCAATTAGCGGTATTGGAGTCTAACGTTGTATAAACTTAGGTTTAAAGTTATACGGGAGATTGTCCGTTCTGTTGTGTACGAAGTTGATACCTTATGAAACCAGAGCAACGCCCATGGGGTTCCTACGAGATTATGTCAGACTTTAACCCGCCTTGCTGTGTGAAGATTATTACCATCAATCCGCACTCACGACTATCGCTACAAAGACACCGCTATCGCTCTGAGCGTTGGAGGGCTTTGG